CTGGCCTGCGGTGCAGCCGTTGCACGGTATTTCAAAATATCGCCTCCATAACTTTCAAACTAAGCGGACTGGCTGGGGAAAGGAGTGAAAAGCAGCCAGCCCGCGGCAAAGACCCGGATGGGCCGTTACCCAAAATTGTTACCAGTCTCGCGGAATGATCCCGAACGCTTTTCGCGCGTTCTGGCCGTTCAGCAACGATTCCAGTTCATCGACTTTCTGCTCGGCCTCTTTGATTTCATCGCTAAGCTTGCCGAGGTCGAGCCGGGTGAGCTCACGGTCATCCAGACGGTAGCTTTTCACGCCGCCAGACAGCAGCTTGTTGTATGCCGTATACAGGTTGTCAAGCCGCTGCGTGTGGAATTCCAGCCGCTTTTTGATGGTCGTGGTATTCATATCTCACACCTCACCAGTCGTCCAATAGGCTCTCCCTCTTTTTTCTGTGGGAGGGCTGTGGTTGTTGAATGTTTACTGCTGCCGGGGCATCGACCGCCTTTCCACGCAGCCTTTTCAGGGCACGGTCGATGGCATCGAGGTCTTTCGGCAGCACCTTGTAGGCTGCCAAAGCGTAGTTCCGGCAGTCAAGTGCCTCGTTTCGCTCGTGGCCGGAGATTTTCTCCCATTGCCACGGATTGCGGTGGTTCTCTTTGTACACCAGATGTTCGGACAACAGGCCGTTGAAATAGCCCAGCCCGTAGTCATCCCGGCGTGGGAAATGGCAATACCGGGCGCCCGGCTCCTGCACTTTCAAATCATCCATGATGATTTGCTTGCCGGAATCAACGCCCAGCTGGTATTGCCAGCACATACCGACGTAGCGGTTCTGTATCGTGATTTTCTGCTGCTTGGGCGGAGCCGTGAACGGCCTGTCCGAGCCGGGAAAGCCTTTGATGCAGAACACCTTTTTGCCGATGCGCTCATGGCAGCGGAGGCGAACATCCTGCGTGAAGTGGCCGCCCTCGTCCACGAACTTTATGGACACGGGCAGTTCCACGCCATCGGCGAATTTCAGGCGACGGTCGAATACCAGTTCATCAAGCTGCTGCCAGACCTCGTCACTGTCCGGGCGGCCCATGATGATGCCTTTTTCGATGCCCCACGTTTCACCGAAGTGGCCGAAGCCCACGATTTCGTACTCCATGCGGTCATCCTGTGTGTCAACGCCAGCAGTCAGAACCAGCACGCCGTCCGGCAGTTCCGCAGGGTATTCCTCCCTGCGGCCCAGCATGGTGTCCTCGTCCTGCACATCGCCGCGGTCTTCCCACAGCCGGGTGTTGTACACGACCTGCATCTTCTTCGTATCGCCCAGTGCGTTCAGGTATTTCAGCACGGTTTCTTTCCATGCAGCCCACTGGGAAACAAAGCTGTTCAGCCAGAAAGAACGGATGCCGTTCTCGTAGGCTGCCGGATTCTCTGCTTGCCAGTGCGCAGGCGCACGTTTCATGGTCACTTCGTCCGAAATGCAGCCGCACTCCGGGCAGAGATACCACACATCGTTGACCTTGTAGGTCTTTTCGCCGTGAACCTCGATGGTGTCATACTCGTACCGAATATCTTCCCAGCGCAGTTCGTGGAATCCCTTGCAGTGTGGACACTGCGACACCCAGCGTTCCATCGTGCCTTTGACGTAGGCCTTGGCGATTGCGCTGTGACCTTTGATTGTCGGGGTGGAAACCTCGACCGCCTTTGCGTTGTAGAACGTGGTCTGCCGGGCCATTGCCAGTTCCCACGGGTCGCCCTCAGTGCCGGCACTCGTAGCCCAGCGGTCACGTTCATCGCCCAGCACATAGCGGATGGGTTTCGATGCCAAAGCGTGCGCCTCGGTGGAGCCGCACATGGTCAGGATGCCGCCGGGGTAAGACTTCTGCAGAATGGTGTTGCCGCTGTCTCGGCTCTTGCTCTCTGCTACCTTTGCCCGCAGGGTAGGACAGTCTCGTATCATGGGAGCGATACGCAGCTTGCTGTACTCCTTGGCATCAGTCTGAACCGGGTGGATAAAAAGGATAGATCCGGGGTCAACGTCAATCGTTCTGCCGATGACATTGTTTTCAAATTCGCTCTTGCCGACCTGCGAGGACGCAACGACAACAATGTGATGGACGCGAGGGTCAGAGTATGCGTCCATGATTTCCACCAGATAGGGCGTTCTGCTGTTGCGCCAGCGGCCTTGTTCAGCAGATGCTTCCGGGGACAGGACGCGGTTTTGTGCTGCCCACTCGCTGACGGACATATTGGGCGGGGGCCGGATAGCTGCCACCAGCTTTGACACCAGAGCATTCAGACGGTCAACCGCTGCATTCTCACTCATCGTCGTCACCAGCCAGCTTTTCAGCCCACGCCTTGCGTTCACGGACACGGGCCTCATACTTTGCCGGGTCGTAACGGAACATGGCGATTTCCTCGGCTATCTGATTCACCTCGCCACGCATATACTCTGCCACCTCTGCCGGGTCAGACAGAGCAGCCGCATTGATGGCAACACGGCTGGGCAGCGCCATCAGCGCACCCCGGACGGTGTAGATAAGCTCAGAGGTCATAGCGGCCACATCCTCACTGCGGTGCATCTGCCCGGACAGCTCTTTTGCCTCAGCTTGAGCGATTTTCGCTTTGCTGGCTTTGAGCGTAGCTTCTGCTTTCTGCTTGATGTGGTCCAGCTTTTTGGCCTCTGCCGCTTCCTCTTTGGTCAGCCCGCCACGGGCAGTGCTGGCATTGTAGGCCTGCACTGCGTCACCAAGGATAAATTTTCCTCGACTGACGGTGGTGAGCACCCCATCCTGTGTGAGCTGCTGCACCCTGCGGTTCGTGATGCCCAGCACGGCGGCCAGTTGGGTGGTGGTCACAGTCATGTCAGCAACTCTTTCTTTTGTCGGCATTCAGAAACCACCTCCTTTTTTGTAAAACTCTTTGGAAAATCACAGCGAAGTCATTATACAAACCGTAACGAAATGACTGATTTTTCCCTCACTAACTAGCTTGGTTTCGGGGTCATCGAGCCCGCTCAGTGTGGGGCACCCCCGTCACAGTACCTTTTCGTCACCGAACGAGCCATCGTCGGCCCGCTCCTGTCCGCTGTTGGGCGGATGCAGAAAGGCTTCGACCACAGCAGGGTCATACTTGATGGTACACTCGATGCTGTCCATAGGGACGCTGGGACAGGCGTATACGGTTACGGTGTTCATGGTGTCGTGCTCCTTTCAGCAGGGAATGCTCACGCTTTGAATCTTCCTATAGGCATCCAGACGCAGCTCCTTCTTGTCGCCGTCGTAGGTTGCCTCGTAGTACATACAGTCAGGGACGGTGGTGGATAGCCAAGCCTTGTTGTTCTGAAGGGTGCTGCCGCACCAGAGTACGCACACGTCTTTCACGCCGATCTTCTGGAGATGTGCCAGCTCAGCGTTTGCATTATAGAGGCTGGCGACGGCAGCAATGGCGGATGCCACAAAATCATAGTAATCCATAGTGATGATTCCTTTCCTCGAGATAAAGCCCCTGCCAGCATGAGCGCTGGCAAGGACGATTTCATACGCTGCGGATGACCTGAGCCTTGGAGTATGTGTCGTGGCCCTTGGTCATCATGTTCAGGAACTCGTCTTTGGTAAAGCCGGACAGGCGGAAGATTTCTTCGGGCTTCATGCCCAGCTGCTTGCCGATTTCCTCCACGGTCTTGCCCTCGTCAATGAGTTTCTTGACAATGGCTTTCATCGGCTCCAACAGGTGGGTGCCACGGGCACGGTTGTGGGTTATGGTGCCGTACACGTCGGCGCTCTCGTCGCCGTGGTGGTCTACGACTACGACCGGCACTTTGCCGCCCAGCAGGGACAGCAGCGGCTCCCGGCCCGATACAGTCCAGCGATGGAAGCCGTCAATGATGGTGCCGTCAGGGCGTACCACGATGGGCAGTGTCCAGCCGTTGGTCAGGATAGACTGGATAAGCAGCTTCAGGTTTTCCTCGCTGACCTTGTTGGGGTTGTAGTCGTTGGCGTGAATAGTGTTGCGGTCTACCCACTGGAGGGATGCCAGCGGGGCGAATACATCAATGCTTTCCATGGTTCTGCTCCTCCTTGATGCGGGCGTTGTGGTCGTTGTAGATGGTGGTCCAGAGAATGCGCAGGATACGCATTTTGGGGTCTCCGTACAACAGGCCCTCGTACATGGTCTTGTAGTGCTTCTGCTCAGCGATGCCGTAGGTCTTGATGAACAGGCCACGCCAGTGCTCGATGTGGGACAGGGTGTCCTTGGCGATGGTGTAGCGCTCCGGGTGCAGGAACAGAAGGTCTTTGCAGAGGGCTTTATAGTCCTTTTTCTCGGATTCTTCTTCCAGCTCCCCACGCTTGCGGGTGGTGCGCCGGAACATTTCAGAATCCCAGTAGAGCAGAACGAGGTAGGCATTGGGTTCTCGCCGCTGGATGCGCTCCCACAGGTCGTTGTCCGTTTCAGCTATCCAACGGAGGCCCTGTGTGCCGCAGTCACCGAAGAATGCGCACAGCCGGAGGGCATTCTTTCGGACACCCGCCTCATAGAGCCTCATGTAGATCTCAGGAAATTCAAGGTTTCGCTCCTTGATGTACAGCCACACATCGGAGTCCTTCCAGTCGTAGATTGGATAGAACTTGCCGCCGCGGGTGATGCGCTCCATTTTGGTGTTGGCAATGCACTTGAAGCGGGTCAGGCTTTCCGCCGTGCGCAGACCGACAAGCTGGATGCCGTCAGAAAACGCCTTGGAGCAGAACGTCTGGTAGTTCATTTCCCCTGCATAGTGGAGGTAGGGACTGTACATGATGGCAAAATCGGGCGGTTTGCGCATCCAGACATCTTCCTTGCCCGGCTCCCACGTTATCCACGATTCGGAGCTGGACAGGTGGTCAATGACGGACACCTGCTTGAACGGCAGGCAAAACCACAAGAATTTTGCGCCGACCGACAGGAAGTTGCGCCGCCAGCGGTATGCTGCATCGACCATCGAGGGGTAAAGCCCCTCCTCGTCGATGAACGTCACCGTCAGCTGCTTGGGGTCCAGCTCACCGGAGAGAATCATTTCATAAACGAGGTTGGCCATGCACAGACTATCCTTGCCGGAAGAAAAGCTCAGGTAGATTTTGCAGCCGTTGGCGAACACATTTCGGATGCGGATCTTCGCAGCCTGCAACACGTTCAGGTTGCTTTCCACTACTTTCACAGGCATATCAGCTCACCACACTTCGGGCAGCGGATGTACCGGTGCTGCTCTGCGCCGCTGGCCGCCTCAGGAACAGCGGTTTCCGGCTCGGTAGGTGTAGACACCTCCAACACCGGGGAGGGCTGCTGCGGAGGCTCGGAGACGGTGGACACGGGCTGTGGGTCGGGCGGCGCTACCGGATAGGTAGGCGCTGCTGCATAGGGGACGTGTTCCTCATTCTGCTGGCGGTTGATGGACGAAATCTCGCTCTCCGGGAATTCTCCGTAGGAGCCAATCATTTCGTCCGCTTCATCCTCGGTGCTGTTCAGCATTTCCAGCAGATCGGCATCCCAGCCCGGGACATCCACATCACCGTCCAGCTCCTTGACCAGTTCCTCGATGGCATCCACATCAGTGAATCCCAGCTCATAGACCTTGTTGTCGGCCATCATGAGCTTTTTCTTCTGAACATCGGTCAGGCCGACCATGACATAGCAGTCACAGGTTTCCCGGCCCATGCGGAGCAGCGCTTCATACAGACCGTTACCGGCGATGATCTCACCGTCCTCGGCCACGACCAGCGGCTTGACCTGCCCGAACATTTCAATGCTGCGGATGTACTCGGTCAACTGCTTCTCGGAATGCCGGCGGATGTTGTGGGCGGGCTTGTGCAGCTCGGACAGCTTCTTTACCGTGATTTTCATCGTGCATCCTCCTTTCGGTCAGAAACGAGGTGCAGGACCACGGAGGCCAGTAGCACAAAGATGATGATGTACACCCGAAGCTCGCTCATCAGCGTCCAGATGCCCATGACACCCAGCGGGATCACGAGCTGCCACGAGGTAACAGTGAGCACGTCAATGAGAAAGCCGATGTTCTCACCGAACACCAGATACTCCGAATAGAGGTAGGTGGACAGCGAGGACAGCGCAATGATGGTGATCAGGATAGCCTTGAGCGTGTTCAGCAGTGGGCTGAAATTGACCCATGTGAGCAGCGCAGCCAGCACCATGTAGACACCGAACATCACGCCAGCCAGCACAAAGGACTTTTTCATGTTGCCGTGCTGGGTGCCATCTTCATTTTTGTCGTTGTAGGAGAACAGCGAGTAGTAGTACGGATAAGTGAACGGGCCGGGCAGCAGCAGGAAGCCTTTGTAGAGGCCCGTCTGGATACCGGCAGCAGTCAGGCCGGGGTCGATGTTGACGAATGCACCGTGGGTGTATACCAGCGCGGCAATGACAACGACTGCCAGCAGACCGTAAACAACCACCCATGAAAAGCCATCAGACAGGACGTTCCGAATCATGCCCTCTTTCAGAAGCATAAACAGGAACACAAGGCAGGTGCCGTAGACAATCAATGTGCCTCCGGTGGTGCCGATCGGCGTGTCGCCGAAGATCTCATAGATGCCGGACATCTGCGTCCATGTCTGGAACACGGTCAAAAAGCCGATGAAGTAGAACATCACCTTGCTCTGCATGATGCGCCGGACGGTCGGGATGTACTCCGCAAACAGACCGAAGAAGATACAGGCCAGCGAGTTGAAAACCGCCCAGATGATAGCCGCAGCAGCGCCGTTGTTGATGGCCAGCGTGCGGAAGTTCATCAGGGAGCCGACTCCTGCCCATGATGCAACGATGGAACAGGCGTAGAAAATGGTGGGGTTTGCCTTGAATTTTGCCTTGATTTTCTGATACATGGAAAATCTCCTTCTTTGTGACTGGGCACGGCGAAATGCCCAGCTGCAGCACCTCGGCTTTTCGGGGTGCTACGGTGATGCCGCACGCAAAGGAGCAACGTGCGGCCCGGAATCCTCCTTTCAGGCAATAAAATAGCGGCACCCACCGGGAATGGTGAGCACCGCTTGGCTTGATTTGAATTTTGCATCCTAATCATATCACCGGGAGCATCCGTTGTCATCTGAATCCATATCAAAGCGTTGCTGCTCGTTGACTTTCGTTCTTCTTCGTTGCTGGTCGTTCTTGTTTATTGCACGGCATTACACGCCGTGTGAAACCGTCCTACACCGTCCATCACCGTGTGAAACAATCTGCATTGATTTTTGATATTTTCAGTTTGAATTTAACTTTTGACAGCCAAAATGTAAAACTTATTTCTATATTTGGCCGTCTTTTATGAAAATTTGAGGTTAAATTTGAGTTTTCGGGCAAAAATAAAAAGCCCCGCAAATGCAGGGCTTATCGGTCAATGTGATTCGAGGTAGTTGTAGGCCATCCGGCTGACCCCGGCTTCCGTGTAACACTTTCCGAGTGCTCCGGCAACTTCTGCCCATGAGTAGCAGCGGACAAATCGCAGCCGGAAAATCAGATAAAGCCGGGCATCCATGATGCTCTTGCAGTACGCCTCGACCTTGGGCTTTTCTTCCGCTGCCTGTTCCTCCAACCAGCGGACACGTTCATCCATGTCAGCCAGTTCCACAGCCAGATCCGCCACCTTGTCCCGAACACCGGGCGTATGTGGCATACCCGTCAGCTGTGGGGAGGCAGGATTGATTTTTTGCCGAAGATTCTCCAAGGCCTCACGGTCTTTTTCGAGGGTCATCTGAATGTCATAATACTTGGACAATTCCTGTAATGTCACAGCCTACCTCCGTCATAATTCAGCTGCCGTTTTGCAACGGTGCTTCTGTTATTTTATCACATTTTGCCGTTGGAAGATAGACAGGAAACCCAGAAATTATGTGGTCCGCTCCAATTTTGCACAATCCCGGCACCTTGTAGGTCTGGCCGTGCGAATCGGTGCGCTGGATAGGCGGGTCGAGGGGTATGTAGTTCTCACAAGACAGGCAGCTCATTCTTCTACCCTCTCAATCTTCGGGAACGGCTCATGCCCCAGCGGGATAGGCTTGAAGGAGCGATTTGTCGTCCCGGGGGATTCTCGCTTTTCCCCCGGGGAATCCAACCACTGCTGGTGCTCGATGGCGTGTACAATGTCGATACACGTTCCCCATGAATCGTGCTGCCGTCCACGGCATCCATGCGGCGGATAGGCCATTTTGTAAGCAGCCTCAAACATTCTTTCGATGCTGTAGCCCCGCTCGTTAAGAATACCGCGCTGATAATCATCTTTATAAGCCTCGATTCGGTCCGCTACTCCATCTAAGGCCAGTTCTTCAGCGAGGGCATCAAACTGCCCCATGCGCAGCCTCATGTACTCGTCCACAGCCAGTCCGATGACGCGCAGCTGCTCTTCCGAAACCTCAATGCGGTATTTCATCTTTTGCCCCCTTCTTCTTGGATCTGAGATTTCCTTGTCAGACATTATCGCTTTCCTCCTTTATCTGTCGGAATGTCACTTCCTCGTTTTTCTCCCAGTCGTAAATCAGGCAGCGAATGTCAGTGCCAGGCACGGTATCTTTCAGCCCGTCCATCTGCCAGATATTCCATGAGATCCTTGTTGCGATGATAATAGCCCAGCTTGCTGCAACAGGAGCTTTAATCATCTCTGCCCAGTTCTCAATAAACGTCAGAAACAGATTTACCCGCGCCAGAAGAAGATTATCACCCTGATACTCATAACCATAGATGGACTGATACGCACAGGCCATAAACGCTTTCTGCACAATCGGGTCTTTCTCGTTTTCCCGGATAGCTTTCAGCTTCCTGTCCAGAACGCCTACACGGTCGGGAATTGCAACAGGCTCTCCTGTGGTGGGGTCATATCTGCTGGTGAGGAACGGAGCCTCGCCGCAGGTGATTTCCAAGCACCGCTCATGCATAAATTGTTTCAGGTCGCCCTGATTCAGTGCCTGTTCGGCATGGTCGGCCATCTTTTTGACTACCCACAGCGGGGTGAAAACCTCGGCCTTGCCTTTTGTGCGCTTTTTCTGCTCGGACAGCCGCTTCTGGACGCGGGGCATCAGCCGAATTCTGTCAAGCTGCTCCATCGTAATTTCGCCCATTGGTCCGCAGTCCACGTTGGGTGGCGGGTCTGTTGCCCAGATGATATTCTTCCCGGTGGTCTGATCTTTCAGGAGAATCGGCAGCACCAGCCGGAGAATCGGGTCAGAAAAGTCAATCAGATTTTCCATTGGTCAGCCCTCACAAGAATCGTATTTTCTTCTTTCAGCCAGTCCTTGACACAGTGGAAACAGTGCTCGCGGGTCTGGCAACGCTGCGGATCACGATGCTGAATAAGGTCACAGATGCCCGGTGTCAGGTTCTCCGTGATGTCTTCGTCCGTCATGGAGCGGATAAAATCACCGTTCGTCATACTCGCCCTCCTCACAGGCTTTTCGGCAAGCCTCGCATTTCTTGTACGGCTGTTCAAGCCAACAGTCGAACAGCAAGCATTTGGGCTTTCTGTATTCCGGCGGAGCCTTTCGTCCGTGGGTTTGAGTGCGAAGCGCATGGTACTTGCACACATCTTTTCCGCAATAATCCCCGCCGAATGTGCATTTCCCGCGTTCCGGCGAAACCTCGTGCTCAACTGTGATGATTCTCATTTCACCACCTCCGGCGGCTCCAGCAGCGGAGCCCAGAACTTCACAGCACCATAGGGCGTATCTGCCGCTGGGCGGCCATCCTCGATGTACCACTTGCCGTTTTCAATCCAGCCCTTCATGGTGTTCCGGCTCTCGCAGCAGACCCACACAAGTTCGCTCATGATGCAGCAGTGCTTTTCTCCCGCGTTCTCCCAGCTTTCATCGTGGACAGGCGGCGGGGTTTTGGCATCGTGCCACGATACACGACGGATAAAATCAACGACCATCTGGCTCGCTTCCCGGAGGGTCTTCGCAGCGGCTTCCTTACCCTTGAAGCCATTGTAATACTCAACCTCGGCCAGCGCGTCCAAATCCGTTGCCGGGTCAATGAGTCGGCAGGCTTCTTCTAGGGTCATTCGATGTACCTCCGCTTGTCCTTGTCCCAGTGCAGCGTGATAGGATTGCCGCACTTGCAGGGAATGGTGATCTCCGGCTCCATGGTGTTGGTCTGGCCTTTGGCGTGCAGCCCGCAGCAGCCGCAGGCGAACTCATAGGGGGCAAGCCCCCTCTCAAGCGAGATCGTAGCCCCACAGCGGCAGCCTATGGACATCTGCGGAACGTGGAGATATGTACCGAACTTCTTGCCGCAGCAAGGGCAGGTCAGGCGCAGAAGCCCACGTGCGCCGGGCTCCGGCGGG